CTGGAAGACAGCAACAACGGTTTCGTTTTCAGCGACAATCTGAAGGACCTGAAAGGCAAGCTGATCGGCGGGAAGTTCCACATCGAACAGAACGAATGGAACGGCAACGTATACGACCACACTCGTCTCCGGTGGACCTGTGTCGCTGAGGATGTCCGAACAGGATCCGCTGGGAAGCTGCCGCCCGATAAGCTTGTCACTCCGTCATCTGGCGGGGCATACAGTTCCGGTCCGGTCGGAAGTGCTCCGGAAGATGAATGGATGAAGATCCCTGACGGCATCGAGAATGAACTGCCGTTCTGATCATGGATCCGTTTGAAATAAAGGAGACCTTATCAACGTTTCGGGTGTTAGTCGATACCCGCGAGCAGAACACTCCGAGGGCTAAGGAACGCTTCGAGGCTCTCGGAGACCATCAAAGGGTCACGCTCAACTTTGGCGATTACTGCGGGAATATCACCTTCCCCAACGGTAATGAAATGTATTGCACAAGCAACACGATAAGCCCGCAGACCGTCATTGAGCGAAAGATGTCCCTTGACGAATTGGCGACCTGCTTCACCAGAGGGCGCGACCGCTTCCGGAGGGAGTTTGAACGAGCGACCGAGGCCGGTGCGGATGTCTGGCTTCTAATTGAGGGGGGAAGCTGGGAAGCCATCGACAAGCATCGGTATCGGTCAAAGTACAACGAGAACGCTATGCGAGCATCGCTGATAGCGTGGTCGATCCGGTACAACATCAAGGTGGTTTTCTGCAAGCCGGAAACATCCGGGGCGTTGATAAGGGAGATCCTTTTCAGAGATATGAAAGAAAGACTGGAGCACGGAACATATGGATAAAAACAGTTTCATCTTATACACGGATTATTATGAACAGCTAGAGCTGCTGTCGATGGAACAAAGAGGCGTTTTGCTGACGGCTTGCATGATGTTCCAGCTCGGACGGGATCTTCCGGAAATGGACGATTTCACCAAGATGGCATATTTGTTTATTTCCGCAGACATGCGCCGGAATAACAAGAAATACGAAGGAATCATCGAGGAACGTAAAAAAGCCGGAAGAAAAGGCGGTTTTCAGAAGCAAGCAAACCTAGCAAATCTAGCAAATGCTAAGTTTGCTAAGCAAAACAAGCAAAACCTAGCAAATCTAGCTGATAATGATAATGAAAATGATAATGGTAATGAAAATGAAAATGACAATGAAAAGGATAAGGAGAATGTAGATGTTAATGACACTCTCCCCCAAACCCCCTCAGAGGGGGCTGAGAGCGAGGGCGATTCCACACCTACCCTCTCGGATGTCATTGATTATTGTCGCGAACGCGGTGGTCTTGTAGACGCGGAAGAGTTTTACGATTTCTACACATCAAAGGGCTGGCTGATAGGTAAGACACCAATGCAAGACTGGAAGGCAGCGTTCCGTGGATGGGAGCGCAACCACAAAGCGAAAGAACAGCCAGACCGCTACGCGGACATAGACGATTGGTACAGAAGGAGGACGGCAGAGGATGACCAAAGAGGAATTTTTGATAATCAGCCGAGCGATCAGAGCAGTGTATCCTAACATGCTGGCTGATGACGGAGCGAAAGACGTGTGGTTCTCGATGCTGTCGGATCTGCCGTACACGCAAGTCTCGCTGGCACTCCAGACGCACATGATGACTTCTAAGTTCCCGCCAACGATTGCGGACCTGAGAGTGAACCACGCAGAGCAGCAGCGAGGGCTTACCGATCTGGAAGCGTGGGCGATGGTGAGGAAGGCAATTAAGAATGGGACATACGGAGCTGAGGAAGAATACGAGAAGCTTCCGGAGATTGTTCAAAAATCAGTCGGTTCGCCGTCAAACATTCGGCAGTGGGCGCAGTCTGACAGCGGGATGATCGAAACGATCGAGGCGCACTTCCTGAAGTCCTTCCGGATCCAGAGGGACAGGGCGGTTCAGGACGCACAAACATCACCGGCAGTCAAACATCTGATTTCCGAAATGCAACAGAATTTGTTGGAGGTAAAAGCATGAGCAAAGGCTACAAAATCCGCGCGATCATCAAGCGACCGGACGAGAGGTATGGGCATGTCACGAACATTTCTGACACGCTGAAGAATCTGCAAGGGATAGTCGGCGGCAACATCGAGGCGCTCCGGATCACGGAGGACGCGGTGATAATTTGCAACGAGGAGGGCAAGCTGATGGGACTGAAGCCGAACATCTATATCGGGACGATGCCGTATGGGCAGCTGATCGTTGGCGACATCATCGTGCTTGGGGTTGACGGCGAGGAGTTCTGTGATTGTCCGCTCGACTTCAAGACATGGAAGTGGCTCGTTGATAGATGGGAGGGCTGAGTGATGGCAAAAAACACGAAGCTCCGTCCGATCTGCCACGATCCGGCTGAGTGCTTCGGGAAGCAGGGGAAGTGGTGCAACATTCTGATGGCAACGTATCCAGCCGGAGTGCCGTGCCCGTTTAGGAAGGCAGACATAAGCAACCTTGCGCTTGACGGAAAGGAGGTGATTCCGCATGTCGATGTTGAAGACGAATCAGAGCCAGAGCAACCGAGGGATTTCTGGGAAGCATTTCGTTATTGCTCTGAGCGTTAGCGTGGCGGTCGTGCTGTCAGCTTGCGGTCGCACCAGACCCGATGCTTTCGACAACCCGAACCGCTTCCGCATCGAGGCGGGCGGCAACTCGGTCGGGGTCGCTCTCGTTACTGACAGGGACACCGGCGTGCAGTATCTCATGAACACGCATACCGGCACTTTCACGGTGCTCGTAGACAAGGACGGCAAGCCATGGCTGGCTAATGGGTGGAGGGATTACTAATGAGATGGGACGAAATGTCAAACAGACAGCTTGCGGAATACTACGAAGGGCTTGAAAAGAAAAACTCTGACTGGTATCAGCAGACCGGTGACAGCCGTTACGACACAAAGCAATTCCGTTATGGAAAGATAGCCGAAGCCTTCCGCGCGCTAGCTGAGAGCGAAACGGAACGGCAAGTGGACATCAAAAAGCGCATGACTAACTGCCAATATGTGATTGATCGGCTTGTTTCCGGCAAGCTGTACACCAAAGAAGAAATCGAAAAGCTGCTTCGGGATGCAGTTTGGTGGTAAAGGGGGCAATAAAATGACGATTGATTACGGCACGCTCATCAGAATGCGGCGTGAGGATTTAGGACTTTCAAAGTCTGCACTAGCTGACAGGGCTGTGGTACATCGCACGACAATAGCCAAGATCGAGAGCGGCGAGAACATGTCACTGGATATTTTTCTCAGCGTACTGCAGGCGTTAGGGCTGAAGATGGAGGTAGTAGAAGCAGATGGACAATGATTGGTACTGGGAACTACTCGAAGAACAGCACGCCCACGACGTAGTGATGGTCGGGGCAGAAGGAGGAGAAGAGGATGAGCGAACACACGAATGAACGCACAGAAACACACGCGTGCGATTCAATAATCGATACTGTCAAGAAAATGCGTGCCGTCTGTGACACCGACAGCATTGAGGACTACGAGGCACTTCTTGAAACAGCGTTTGAGGCACTGCCATCCGCACAGCCAGAAATCATAAGGTGCAAGGATTGCAAACATAAGCACATTGAAAACATGGTATGGACTTGTCCGTTCGGACTTCCCGGAGGACCTGACTTTTATTGCGGATATGGTGCAGAAAGGAGAACCGATGAGACTGATTGATGCGGATGCGCTGATAGATAAATACGGCGATTGGTACACAGAAGAAGGAACCGAGGAAGGATACATCGGAACGATAAGGGGCATTGTTGAAAGTATTCCTACCATCGAGCCAGAACCGAAGTGGATTCCGTGGAACAGTGGAAAGTTGCCAAAAGAGTCTGGAACATATACTGTCACTGCGTATGATGGGGCAACTAATCGGGTAACATACGCAAAATATCAGAAACGGTTGAAACGGTGGGAACTGACAGGAGCGAGGGCATATTGGCGTGTGCTTGCATGGATGCCACTGCCAGAACCTTACACGGAGGGTGAACAATGATATATAAAATTGCCGCTGTAGGCTTCGCACTCTTTATTGCCGCCGTCTGCTACACATGCTCCGTTGTCGCAAGCATGGCAGATGATGAAAACGAAAGGATGATGAGGGACGCATGGATAGACCAAAACAAAAACCAAAACGATCAAACGGACTCAGGGGACACGCCAGATGCCTCGGCGAATCAGAAATAAAAGACCGCGTCCTGTCAGCTTGGAATCGCGGGGAGCGTTCCTTTGACGAAGTGGTCGAGATTACCGGCTACACCAGAGCGCAAGTTGCATGGTACCTTCCGGAAGGTATCGGGAGAATCAAATGACAGTCAAAGAGTATTTATCTCAGGTTCACGAATCTGAAAAGATAATCAAATACTACGAGCAGAAGATCGAGGTGCTCCGTGTGCAAGCCGGTGGGCTCCGTGCCATCACTTACGACAAGGATCGCGTTCAGGTCTCACCGACTGACACGCTTCTGGAATCGGTCGCCAAGCTGGTCGATCTGGAAGCCGAATACGGTGAGGAAATCATCAAGCACCATCAGCTGATCCTCAAGATTACTCGACAGGTCAACGGTCTTGATAATCCGGATTATATAGAGCTGCTTCGGCTCCGATATCTCACATCATTCCGTGGTGGTCAGAGGATGCCGTTCTCGGTGGTGGCAAGACGGATGAATCGCTCGATCGACCGCACGATCCATATGCACGGCGAAGCATTGAACGCATTCCGGAACAAATACTTTTTGCAATAAATCATAAAGTTAGCATGTTATAGCATATTCTTTGTGATTCAATGGTAGTGTGCAAAAATAGCCAATAAACAAAACAGGCGTCGGCTTCGGTCGGCGTCTTTGCATTTCATTTCGGGGGGATTTATGTTAAGCGTCATCATTCCGGCTTACAACAGCGGCCCGTATATCGGGCGGTTGCTTAAGTCCATCGCCAAGCAGCGTTATAAAGATCTTGAAGTGGTCATAGCTGACGACTGCTCTCCGGAACCATATGACGATATTGTTGATGCTTTTCGTGGCGCCCTCAATATTGTGCGGACCAGTACGGCTTATAACTGTTGCCCAGGCAACACAAGGCAGGCCGGTGTCGATGCAGCTTCCGGAGACTGGTACACGTTCGCTGATCACGATGATGCTTTTTATCCGAACGTGTTCGACAAGGTCGCCGAGGTGATTCGTAAGCACGAACCGAAAGTCATCGTCTCGGACTTTGTTGAGGTTCATCCGCAGACAGATCAAGTGCTTTGTACTCATGACCGGGCATTCGGATGGACACATGGGAAGTTCTACAACGCCGAGTGGTGGAAGTCTCACGGCTTGCACTACAAAAAAGATCTGAAGTCCCATGAAGACATATACCTCTCGACCATCGTTGATTGTGCGCTCCATGCTGACGGCATCAAAGCTTACTACCTGCCAATGACCACATACAAATGGACGGCGCATCCGGAGTCGCTTTCACGCCGGGAAGAACGGCTGTTCATTGAGACACACATGGGAGAGTACATTCAGGCGACCGGTTATGCGTTCCTGGATGATTTCAACAAGCGGAATGATCTGCCGTATGATCTGTATCATGCGCTGTCAGTGGTTCTGTATTGTTACTTCTACCATCAGGGCATCGCATTCGCCACGCAGGGGAACATGCTGCCGGATACCGCAGTCTACATTCGCGACTACGTCAGCGCTGTGAAGCAGACCTTCAGTATGGACAACGAGGACATTGTCCGCTACTGCACACGCGACAAGGGCAAATTCTTCTGGGACACGATGAACAATGCTGGAATAGCAACAGGACCTTACATGCCGTTCTTGACATTTCAACAGTATCTGGAGCTACTCAATGCCGACGAAGCGTAACAGACCGGATAAAGACGGCTGGGCAAAAGCAGCATACGAGAAAGCAAAGAAGCGGATATTTGCATCGCAATCTGTCTGTGCTATCTGCGGCAGGCCGGTGGATTTCGACCGGAAGTTCCCGGATCCGTGGTCCGCAACGCTTGACCACATCGTCCCGATCTCCAAAGGTGGGGACCCGGCAGACATTAACAACCTACAGCTTGCACACCTGCAGTGCAACAGGATAAAAGCATCACGGCTTCCGATAACCGCACCGCAGAAGGTAACAGTATCAAACCAAGATCTTCCACTGTCGATTGACTGGACGTCATACAAATCATCATGATCTATGTAGTGAAACACAAACCGTATACACTCCCGCAGCTGCCCGAAGGATACCGCCCGATCTGTGTCGGACGATACTCGGAACCAGATGCGATTGACTGCTCAGTTGGCGACAACATCGAACAGCTCAACATAAAGCTGAACGAACTCACCGCATTTTACTGGCTGTGGAAGAACACAGACGATCCGATCATTGGTGTTGATCATTACCGCGCATACTTAACCAATCACAACAAACAGATTCTCACAATGCCAGAGATCAATGACACCTTGCGGGATCATGATGCTATTTGCTGTGAGTTTGGCATAGCATCCCGTATCGGAATTAACGCAACCCTCTCCGGAGTACGGGGTGGGGCTGCTGCATTCGATATAGTACGGAGGGGGGTGCCCGTTGAATATCACGACGCATTCGACACCGTGATGGGTGGCAATCGTTTTTACATCGCCAACTTAATCATCACACGTCGCGAGATATTCGACGCTTACTGCTCTTGGTTGTTCTCATTCATCATAGACGCAGCCAAAGAATACCGACCACAGCCCGGCTACAGCTTCCAGGAACGGCGCGCAGTTGGTTACATTGCTGAAACACTTCTCACAGTCTGGCTGACGCATAACAATATTAGTGTTGCAAAAAGTTCAATGCTTACACTCGGATATGATTCGACGTGATCCGCTCGATCGGGGGCATAACTGAATAACATGGCACGGATAGGGTAGCTCCCGAAAGCGACGTTCCCGGTCGTTTCCGTGCCTTTTTGATAGGGATAATCACGAGGGAGGTGATTAGATGGAGCAAAGAATCTGTAAACAGTGCGGCAGAGTGTTTGTTTATCACGGCCACAAATCAGGCGACCACACAAAATTCTGCTCCGATGAGTGTTCCGCAAAAGCGAAGCAAGAGGCAAATCTTCGGTCTTATTACAAGAACGACAGAATAAAACAGACAGCGAGGCTCGCACGTAAATCAGACGAAAGGCGCAGTCAGTGGTTAAACAATAGCGTTCCCGATGGGTTTGAGTATCTTGGAGATTGGGTTGGGGGCAACACAGTCATATCTTTCAGGTGTTTGAAGCACGACGTTGTTGTTCGCCAAACCATTGATGCTGTTAGACAAAATGGTGGTATCAGATGTGAGATATGCAGAAGGGAATACCAGAAAGAGTATCAGAAGCGGCGGAACGTTTACGGCTCGATGGAAGAATACCTTGCTGAGATAGCAAGACAAAAAGAAGAGAGAGCACGGGCAAAGCGCGAAAGCAGAAAGCGCATCGTTGTATGTGGTGTATGTGGAAAGCAATTTGTTACTTATAATCCACGACAGAAACGATGTTCATCAGAGTGTTTACGCATTTGGCGAAACAGGCGAAACAAAGACAAGCGATTAACCGAAGCCAATACGATTGACAGAAACATTACTCTCCCACGGTTATATAAACGTGACGGAGGGTTTTGTCATATTTGCGGACTTAAATGCAGTTGGGAAGACAAGGTCGTTCGCGATGATGGCGTGACCATAGCTGGTCCAACATATCCAACTATTGACCATGTGTTCCCCCTGTCGAAAGGTGGGGAGCACTCATGGGAAAACGTGAAACTGGCTCACTGGGCTTGCAACATTAAGAAATCAGATGACATTACTGATGCCGTAGCTAATGGAACTGAAGTAATTACTTCTGGCAGAACATTGCCAAAGAAAACTCTCCAGTATGACATCAAAGGAAACCTAATACACACTTATTCATCTACCGCGGAAGCGGCAAACGTGACTGGTTTAAAAAGAAAGCAGATACAGAACTGTGCAAGAGGTGAGAGTCGCACATACTGTGGATATGTGTGGAAATACGCATAAGTGGGCAAATCGTAGCCCCCGCATACCCCCCTGAAACAGGGCCGGAGGCTCAACCACCCCAATGCACTGTGAAGAAAACACACGGATTCCCCTCCCGGGACCGGAGGAAAATAATGGATTATAAAAAAATTCGCGAAGATAACCTGAAGCGGCTGCTGGCTATTCGTGATGCAGATGAGACATCACCGGCGGTTCAGATACAGGCGATTCAGAGCATACAGAAGATACTTGCGGAGGTCGATCCAGCCGCTGAGGAAGTGAAGCCGACTGGCAAAGATTTGCTGTCGAGAATTAGAGGTAGCGAGGCATGAAAGGCATAGATTATCTCCAGACAAAATTGGAGCTGAAACGCACACGCGGTCTGATACGGTACAAGTTTTACGAGCAGAAACAGCAGGCGATTGATTTCGGCATTTCTACACCGGAAGGGCTGCGGTGGTTCGGCGCGATCAATGGATGGTGCACGAAAGCGGTTGATGCTCTGGCGGATCGGATCCAGTTCGACGAATTTGACAACGACAGCTTCATGTTTCGCGAGATGTATGACCTAAACAACCCGGATATTATTTTCGATAATGCGATCCTCAGCGCGATGGTGACGGCTTGCAGCTTTATTTATATTTCGCGTGGGCCAGACGGCAATCCGAGATTTCAGGTGATTGACGGCACGAACGCCACCGGCGTGATTGATGAGATCACAGAGCTGCTTGAGGAAGGCTATGCGGTCTTGGAACGCGATGAGCATGGTGTGGAGACAAAGTACGCATATTTTGTTCCCGGACATACTTATGTATATGAGAAAGGCAAGCAGAACCCGATTGCAGAAGAAACGACGAACGCAAAATACTGCGCTTTGGTTCCGATTATTTATCGTCCGGATGCAAAAAGGCCGTTTGGACATTCAAGGATCAGCCGTGCGTGTATGGATTACGCTCGCAGCGCAATGCGGACAGTGAAAAGGTCGGAGATCTCTGCGGAGTTCTACTCATTCCCGCAGAAATGGGCGACGGGGCTTGCTACGGACGCGGAACAAATGGATTCTTGGCGCGCTACGATGTCGGCAATGCTGTCGTTTACAAAGGATGAAGACGGTGACCGTCCCACGCTCGGACAGTTTCAGCAGCAGAGCATGGCACCGCATCTGGATCAGCTCAAGACATTCGCTTCGTTGTTTGCCGGTGAGACCGGGCTGACGCTTGACGATCTCGGTTTCGTGACGTCAAATCCGTCCAGCGCGGAAGCAATCAAGGCAGCGCACGAGAATCTCCGGCTTGCGGCAACAAAGGCGCAGAGATGTTTCGGCGTCGGTTTCATCAATGCCGGGTATATTGGCGCGTGTATGCGTGACAAAATGGCTTACAATCGGTCGGAAATCTTCCGCACCAAGATGATCTGGAAGCCCACATTTGAGCCTGACATGTCCGCACTTTCGACTGCGGGTGACGGCCTGATCAAGATCTCGCAGGCTATTCCGGGATACATTACCGAGGAGCGTGTGCATAGGCTGACGGGGATTGAGTGATGGCTCTGACTTTCGCGGATATAAAAGACGAATTTCTTGCTGCTGTGGCTGCTGATAAGATCGCAAAGCGGTACGCATCAGCGACATCTTATCATGGTGCTTCATTGTACGCAGCACGGATTGGGGACATCCTTGGGCGCGTTCTTCGTAAACATGCTCCGATGGTTGACATTTCGGAATGGGATCTTGAAAAGTTGATCCCGCAGGCGCTGGGGCTTAACCATTCGATGGTGTCGGAGGTGTGCGTCAGGGTTCAAGAGGAAATGAACACAAAGGCCGGTCTTGGTATCCGGGCAATCGCGCCGAAATTTGACGGTGATCGAGCATATGGCATTGTTAAAGAGCTTCGGGACAACCCGGAGTTTTTTAATATTGAGAAGACATTCTATGACCAGCTGACCAACTTCACGCAGAACGTAGTCGATGATGCGGTCCGGGACAATGCGGAGCTGCAGTCAAATGCCGGGATAAAAGCATATGTCGTTCGCACACCAGAATACGGCGCCTGCCCGTGGTGCGTGGACATTGCTGGCACATACGATTATCAGAACGTTAAAGACAAAGGCAACGACGTGTGGCGGCGGCATGAGAACTGCCGGTGCACGATTGATTATGTTACAGAACGCTCGTCCGAACGGGTGAACAACTATAAACGGATAAATCCCAGAAAGTAAAAGAGGCCATGTAATGGCGAGAGACAGACCGATGGAGGTATAGCGGATGCGAGAAGGGAATCAGATCCCGACTCAATCCGTTATTTTACCATACTCCACAACAAGAGGACCTGAAGCGGTCCAGCTCTACAATTTATCCGGAAACGTGATGCTCGACTGGCAGGCTTTAATGCTGTCAGACATCATGGCGGTCAATGAAGACGGCCTGTGGGTGCACACAAAGTTTGGGTACTCAGTTCCGCGCCGAAATGGCAAGACGGAGATCCTGACGGCGCGTGAGCTATACGGCTTACTGACCGGAGAGCACATTCTCCACACGGCACATCTGACCGACACGGCGCACATCGCTTTTGAACGGCTTTTAGCCAGGCTGTCAGAAATCGGCATCGAACCGGCGTCATCCTACAAGGCTTACGGCAAGGAACGCATCGTTCTCAGGGAAGAAGACGGCGGCGGCTTGATTGATTTCCGCACTCGTACTAATTCCGGGTCGCTTGGTTCCGGTTATGACCTGCTCGTGATTGATGAGGCCCAGGAATACACGAAGGCGCAACAGACCGCGCTTAACTATGTCGTGTCATCCTCAAAGAATCCTCAGACGATCATGACCGGTACGCCACCGACGGCAGTGTCTTCCGGAGATGTTTTCCGGGAGTTCCGCGAAGCAACGCTCCGGGGAGAATCTGTCAACGGCGGCTGGGCTGAGTGGTCCGTGGATCACAAGACCGATGTGCACGACAAAGAAGCCTGGTATTTGACTTCTCCGTCTCTCGGCATGATTCTGACCGAGCGGATTATTCATGATGAGATCAACGGCGACGACATTGACTTCAATATCCAGCGGCTTGGCTTATGGATTAAGTACAATCAGCAGTCCGCGATCTCGGAACCTGAATGGGACGCGCTGAAAGCTGAGGTTGTTCCGGAGCTGTCCGGGAAGATCTTCGCCGGGGTCAAATTTGGACGAAACGGTGAAAACGTGTCGTTGTCATTCGCGGTGAAAACCAAAGACGATCGGATTTTTGTGGAGAGTATCGACTGCCGTCCGCAGCGGGAGGGCAACGACTGGCTGATCAACTATCTGAAGAAATGCGATGTTCAGACCATTTTAATTGACGGTGCTTCCGGGGTCGAAACCTTCAAACGAGAGGCGAAAGACCAAAAGCTGAAAGGTCTGACAGTCGCAACTACTAAGGATGTCATAACGGCATCGTCGGAATTTGAAACGGCGGTGTCAGCGGGGACGATCTGCCACAATGGGCAAGCATCGCTTCGCCAGTCTGTTTGTAATTGCCAGCACCGCGCGATCGGGTCCGGCGGTGGGTATGGTTATAAGACTCTGGATGACGATATTGACGTGTCGCTCATGGAGTCAATGATTTTTGCGGTTTACGCGTGTGCTCAGGCGAAGGAAGCCAAGGCACAACGCGTTTTTTATTAGCCGAATACGCGACTCAGCGGATTGAACGAGGAAGGAAAAACTTAATATGTCAGAAAATTTTGAACCAATTACAACGCAAGAGCAGCTGGACGGAATCATCAAAGATCGTCTGAAACGTGACCGTGAAACACAGTCAAAACGCTACGAGGGATGGATTTCCCCGGAAGACCATCAGAAGGCCGTAGACGCGGCAAACAAGGCTTTTGCGGATTACAAAACTGCACATGCAGGCGATGAAAAGACGATCGCAGACCTTACGGCGGCAAATAAAGCATACGAAACGGCAGCTCTCAAAAGCCGTGTCGCTCATGAGGTCGGCTTGTCTTATGAATGGATCCCGAGGATCTCCGGAGACGACGAAGAAGCTATCCGGGCTGATGCGGAATCCTTGAAGCAACTCGTTGGCACACAGACCGCTCCGCCGCTGCCGATGAAATCGACTGAGACGGATCCGGTAGACACTAAAAACGCACAGTTCAGATCAATCCTGAACAACCTGAATCTCAAAGGAGAATAACAATGGCATCAATCGCAAAAGGGGCACTGTTCCCCGCAGATCTTGTAAAAGAAATGTTTTCCAAAGTTGCCGGACATTCCGCGATCGCGCGTCTGGCTGCTCAGATCCCGGTTTCCTTCTCCGGAACGGAAATCATGACTTTCTCGCTTGACAACGAAGTCGAGCTCGTAGCCGAAGGCGCTGCGAAGTCCGCGTCTTCCGCGACGATCACTCCGGTCACCATTGCACCGGTCAAGGTCATCTATCAGACCAGATTTAATGATGAATTTATCAAATGCGCCGAAGAAAAGCAGCTTGCTTACCTGCGTGAGTTTTCGGAGGGCTTCTCCAAGAAGATCGCGCGTGGTATCGACATCATGGCTTTCCACGGTCTTGAACCGAAGTCCGGCGCGACGTCCTCGATCATCGGAGCGAACTGCTTCGACCGCGCTGTTGGCGTAGGTACTGAAGCATACAGTGCTGGATCCGAAGAAGCCGACATCACTGCAGCGATTGCTGACATCGGCGACTACCAGTGCACCGGTATCGCGATGAGCCCGGCATTTGCTACGGCTCTTTCTGCGACGACCTATGCAGGCGGTCAGAAGCCGTATGACGCCTTTATGTGGGGCGGCAATCCCGGCACGATCCGTGGTATCAACTGCGACGTCAACAGCACCGTTGCGGTGTCTGCTTCGACAGCGGTCAACCACTATGCTTACGTCGGTGATTTCCAGAACGCCTTCAAATGGGGCTATGCGGAGCAGGTCCCGCTGGAGGTTATCCAGTACGGCGATCCGGACGGCCAGGGCGATCTGAAGCGCTACAATCAGGTGCTTCTCCGCGCCGAAGCCTACATCGGCTGGGGCATTCTGGATCCGGCGGCGTTCAGCCGTATCGGTGACTGATGAAGTTCAGAAACGTCCGGACAGGAATCGTTCTCGATCTGCCGGACAATTTTACCGGAAAATACTGGGAGCCGGTCAACAAACCGGTTCCCAAACCTGTGAAGAAAAAGACCACAGTGAAAAAACCGGCGAAGAAGTGAGGTAAACCATGAATTATGCGACTGTTCAGGACATTGTCGATCTGAAGCGGCCTTTGACGGCGGCAGAGCAGAACCGCGCATCGAGTCTGATTCCGGCGGTATGCAGCGCGATCCGTTACGAGGCAAAGAGGGTCGGGAAAGACTTTGACGCACTCGTTGTCGCGGATCCTGATCTTGCTGTTGTGGCGAAGTCCGTGACGGTTGACATTGTCATGCGTGAGCTCAACACACCGGGCAACCAGATGCCCGCGACATCATACTCAGAGGCGGCTGGCGGTGTAAGCCAGTCTTTTTCTTTGCCGAATGCTTCCGGGCGCATCGGGCTGTGGCCCTCAGATTTAAAAGCGCTCGGACTGCGACGCCAACAGATCGGATCGCTCCCGCTGTGGAAAGGATGTGAGTGACATGCTCCCGTCTTTTGCAAAGCAGACAATCATAAGGATCCGGCCGGGAACAAAGACCGAAAGAGGGTCAACCGTCCCGGACTGGAGCAACGTGAGCGAATTGGAAATACATGGATGTTCCGTACAGCCAGCGGGGACAACACTGACGCAGGACGGACGCATTGAAGGCATTATGGATGGTCTGACGGCGTATGCGCCGGAAGGCTCCGACGTCAAAGCAGGCGACCGGATCAAGTACGACGGAAACGTCTACACGATTACCGGAGACCCGCGTATCTGGATCGGTGCAAACCGGTGCAGCCATGTGCAGCTTAATTTGCAGAGGTGGCGCGGATGAGCGTGGTGGAAATCAAGTTCAATCCGACTGGATTTGCAGAATGTCTTTCCGGTTTATCCGGAGAGGTTCAAGCAGCTGCCGAGATAATTGCGAACAGAGCATCGTCATTCGTCACTAAGGGGTCTGGCTTTCATGTGGAAATGAGCGACGAAGCCCGGTACCGTGATTCAGGCTACGGAGTGACGAGGCCGGTTGCGTATGTCGTGCCGGACGATGACGAAAGCGAAAAAGAGGAGGCGGAGGACAAGATCCTCAGTAAAGCATTATGAGAATCAATCAAAGCATTGACATCGAGGACGAGATCCGGCAGGCGTTGGACCCGTACCTCACTGCATATGTCCGACCGCTTCCGGCTGAGTATGATTTGCCGAACATTCTGATCACTCAGGTTGGCGGCACAACATCACAGACAATCGACACGTTCGCCGTTGTGCTTGACGCAAGAGCAAACACGGAGGCGACGGCAATTAATACGCTCAATAAGGCGGTCGGAATTTTAAAACAGGTGGCGAAGGAACAGACAAGTGCTTTACGCCACGTCACAGTAAATACATCCGGATCATGGGGAAACGATCCTGTGAGGCCGGATCTGGCGATGTGCTCGGCCCGATTGGAGATTGTAGCGCATCAGGTAAAACAGGAGGTAAATGCAAATGGAAGTTAAACTCGGCCTGGGCCAGGCGACTGGTATGTTTTATCACGCTGCGGCCGGCACAGCTCTTCCGACAAGTCCGTCGGCATCTCTCCCTGCAGCATGGGAAGAAGTCGGCGATGTTACAGACGCGGGCATTACGCTCAGTCTGAGCAAATCGGTTACAAACCTGAAAAACTGGGCAAATGTGATCAAGCGTGTCATTTTGACGGATCATAGTGAAACCATCAAGTCCCCGATCATGGACACCACGATGGAAGCCCTGAAGACTGTCGTTGGTTCTGACAATGTGACCGCGACGACTTCGTCCACGGCGCACAGGGTCGTGACCGTTGGACTTTCTGACGGCGAACTTCCGCCGGAAGAAGCGTTCCTGTGGGTCATGAAAGACGGCGATGACATGATGATGGTTGGCTGCAGTTATGGACAGGTATCTGCAGTTGATGACATCAGCTTCGCGCCCGGTGCTGCTATTAACTGGACACCGACAATCACGGCAATGGGAGATGATGGCTTCAAGCTGATCTTCGACGAAACCACAGCGTAATATCTTACTCGGCTCCGGGGGTTATCCTCCGGGGCTGATGTTTTAGAAGGGAGAGACACATGAGAGAGTTTACGTTGAAAGACAGGGAGGCAGACTTCCTGAAGCTTAACATCGGTGAGGAATCGTTCGAAATCCCGCTTGCCACAAGCATGACGATGGAAGAGGCGCGGAGCATGGAAACGATGGACGGGGCAATCAGCTTTTTTAACAAGTATATTTCTTCGGACATCGCGAACGCACTCACGCTCCGGAACTACCGCGACATCATCGTGGCATGGCGTGAAGCCTCAGAAGCCGCACAGGCAGACGGAGATGCAACGCCGGGGGAATCGTAAGCCTCGCGAAAATCGTCAACGAACATCGTGAGGCGATAGACTACGACCTACTCACAAAAACAGGATTTGAAGTCAACGACATCGGGCGCTCTCTTTCATGGACGGCGCTCGGTTCTTTTTTGAAAAATATTGATGCAAACTCGGCTTTTATGGCTGAACTGCATCCAGAACATGCGGCATGGGCGACACAGTCAAAGACAAATACGATCCTGGCTGACATATTCGACATGCTCGCACAACTAAACGCGAATCTTGTCGCTCTCGGCTCCGGAAGACCGGCGAAGAAGCCGAAGCCGTACAAGCGACCGACAACCAAGCAACCAGAGAATGAACGGCACTTCGGGCGCGGTGCTTTGCCACCTGATGAGCTCCGGAAGTGGTTTGACAGAAAGAGGTTAGAAAATGCCGGTAGTAGCATCAGCAACACTGGAAGTGACTCCGGTCTTAGCGGGGGCACAGCAATCACTAACTGAACAGCTGACGAACGCGGCGGGTCCTGCTGCCGAAAAGGCTGGCGAAGAGTCCGGCGGTAAAATGTCCGGTTCCCTTGTCAAAGGGATTGCAAAAGGCTCGGCACTTGTGGCCGGAGCGGTGGCAGCGGTCGGTGGGGCGATGGTCGGAACGGCTGCACAGACGGCCCAGTACGGCGATGCAATCGACAAGGCAAGCCAGAAGCTCGGTGTAAGCTCGACATTCTATCAGGAATGGGAAGCGGTCCTTCAGCACTCCGGCACGAGCATGAATTCGATGTCAGCGACATTCAAAAAGCTGGCAACGGCATCACAGGACGCATCGAAAGACCAGGTCGCGGCATTTGAGGCTATCGGCTTGAGCATGGACGAAGTAGCCAGCATGTCAACGGAAGACCTGTTTTCGAGTGTCATTTCCGGCTTGCAAGGCATGGAAGAGGGCACGGAACGGACGGCAATCGCCACAGAGCTTCTCGGACGTGGTTCAATGGAGCTTGGCGCACTGCTCAACACATCAGCCGAAGACACTCAAGGCATGATCGACAGGGTGCATGAGCTCGGCGGTGTCATGGATGAGGCAGCGGTCAAAGACGCGGCGGCATTTCAAGATAGCCTTCAAGACATGCAGACTTCTTTCGCGGGCATCAAAAACGGGCTCGCGGCGCAGCTGCTTCCGTCCCTTGCTGACTTCATGGGCAAGATTTCGGACTTTGTAGCGAACACTGACCTGTCTCCGCTGACTGACATGCTCGGCAAGGCGTTTTCGGCGCTGAGTGACTTTATATCCGGCCTTGACATAGATTCAGCCGGAAACACGTTCCAGAACATCATCGC